CGCCGTCGGTCCGTCTTTACTGTGAAATCCGTCGGCGGTCAATTCCCATTGCCCCGACTTACTTGTTCCAAACGTTCCTTTTTGTGCCGTGACTTCGCCCGTGAAATGCCCGTTCATCATTGTTACTTCGCCCGTTGACATTTCAAGTTTGAATTGCCCGTTATTCGCGTTCAACGTTCCGGAGTTGATTTCGCCTGCGTTCAAATTCTTCACGGATACATTATTTCCGTTCAATGTTCCCGTGTTTATACTATTTGCCGACAAGTTATTAACGGTAATCTGACTTGCGTCAAGTGTTCCCGTTATGATCCGTGACGCGTTGATTTTTCCGTCGCTTGTCATTGCTACCGCCGGACCTTGCCACGGCGGCGACGTTTCGGTCATTGTTGCCGCAGAATTTCGCCACATGTACCCAAAACCGCCACTTGACCAACGCCAACGCGACGTTGAACTTGCAATCGTTTTGTTATTACATAGGTTAATCGCTTCAATATCAATCGGATTGCCGCTTGAATCGTAATTATATTCATATACAACATGTCCGCTTTGCGTTTCATCCAATAACAACGTTAACGCTTGTTTTCGCGATTCTTCAAGAATTGTGAATTTCTGCGGGATTTCGTCTTTTATCGCAGAAACCGCATTTGATGATTGCTTCGTATATGATTTCGACGTTTCGGTATTGCTTAAAACGATATAATTCTTCGATAAATCGTTTAAATACGTTGTTTTCTTCCGTACCGGAAACGTGGTATCCATATTATATGGTTCTGCCCACGCATGGATTGTGTCGCCGACTTCGAACGTGTCAATGTTATGATCTAACATATTCAAGTCAACCGCGTTTAATTCCAATTCAAGTTTTGAATATTGCGCCGACGTCAACCATTGTTCCGCCCGTTGTTTCAATGTTTCTTTGTCCGTTATATCATCCCATGTTTTGACAACACGAACCCAACCGAACGTATTTACCGCAGATTGTATAAAAACATAATCATTATTTGTGTTTGTATGGTACGAATCGACCGACGTTCCCTTGATCGTCAAGTATTCATCCAACCCGTCAATTGCCGCGCTTGTTCTTTCGTTTTCTTCAAGACGCTTTCCAAGCGGTATAACACACGTTGCCACGTCTTCGGACGTATAATTCGCGGAATAATCAAGAAGATTTTCGCCGAATGATATTTCCTGCGTACAATACGACCCATAATTTTCAAGCGGTACAAGGTCAAGATAACGATTCCCGTTTTCTTTTCGGATTTTAAGGTATCCGTCAAGGGTGTCGCACATTTTTTCACGAATCGCCGTCAATGTATCTTCGCGGTTCGTATAGTGATATATATAATTGTTCGGGTCACTTACAAGAACGTTTCCCAGAATGAACCGTTTTCGTGCTTCAACTTGCGAATTGTGGTTTGCAAGTAATGCCGAAAACATATTCGTCGGCGTCGTCTGGTATTTCGCTTGTGGTTGAATTGAATCAAATAAAAACGCTAATTCGCCGACCGCGTATACATGTTTCGTAAAATCGAAATTCTGCTTTACTTCCCGAACTTCCCCGTAAAAGATTTCGACATTGTCTTTCAAGACTTGTATCATGCTTTTACGAAGACTAAACGATTCATAACAAGGATTTGAAGACGGAACGTCGCATTCAAACGTTCCCGCTTCATTTAACGCCATATCAACGACCCCGTTTATGATCGAATACGTTTCGTCGTTCGGGTAATATAGTAATTTACCGTCTAACCATACTTCATAAATCATAAGAAACGACCCCTATACGCAACCGAAACACGCCCGTTACCCGTCAACGTGATCGTGGTTGCCGTTTTGCCGCCTGCTTTAATCTGCGGGAAACGATACGTTCCCGTCGTCGGCATTTGCAACGTGCGCGGCGGGTTTGTGTTATACACAACGCCCAATCCGTTCGTTTGCGTGACAATAAACGACGGCGACGTACGAACACCCCCTGCGGGTATCGTAACGGTCGTCGTGCCACTTACGACAATATCGGCGGTTGATATAATCACGCCATTAACGAAATTGAAAGGGTCCCACAACCACGGGTCATGTGACGCCAAAATCGAATATTTGAACGGTTCTGACGTTCCTTTCAACGTAATTATCCCGAATTCCTTGTACGATTTGTCATAATCAACGTTCAACCGGACATTGTAGTAATACGCAAGATCGTTGTCGGAAATCAATTGCAATTTCTGCCCGTGAATATCCATTGCGATTGTTTGTATCGCCGTATCCCACCCAGAATATGAATGATCTTGTACAACGAATTCAAATTCAATGCCTTCGCGGTCGTTGTACGGCGTATCCCCCGTCGCGTCGGTTAAATCCACCGACCCCGACGCAAACGGAAGATCCACCCGTTGCAATTTGACTTCCGGTTCGGGAATATGATATTTCGTACAAACTAACCCGTAATCGGTGTATGTGTGCTTTCCGCCGATTGTTAATCCAAACATTCGTTATGTTCTCCTAACGTTTAACCGTCCAAGTGCATTATTAACGGGGGTTGCGACAAGATTTCCGACCGTGCGACCGTCCATTGTTACCGTGACACGGGATAACGCGTCAATTATCGCATTAACGCCCATTGTATCGGTTGCAACCGTACCGTTAACGGAAGACTTGTTCAATGCCCTTGTATTACCACTTTGTATCGAAACAACGCTTTGAACACTTCCGCCGATTTCGCCCATTGCTTCGTCGGTTAAATCAGACATTGCTTTATCAATAACGCCCGTGTTGTCTTCAATACCGACCGCCATACCTTCGGGCAACCATTTTCCGACTTGATCCCGCATAACCTTTGAAGGCGACGAAATGCCAAAAAAGGATTTCGCAGAATTCAACGCGTCGCGACAAATATCTTTTATTGCGTTCCATACCGCCGACGCCATACTTCTTATACCATTAACAACGCCCGCGATAATGTCCTTTCCTAATTGCCACCAATTCGTATTTTTAACCGTGTTCCATATGCCGTTTATCACTTGCGGCATTACGGCGATTAATTGCGGTATCGCTTGAACAAGACCTTGTGATAACGATACGATTAACTGTATACCCGCTTGTAACAATTTCGGTGCGTTCTGGATTAACGCTTGAACGATTTTGACGATTATTTCGGGCAATCGCTGAATTAATCGGGGTAATGAATTGATTAATCCGTCTGCCAACGCAACAATAATTTGTATTGCCGCGTCAATCAATTTATCAACGTTATCAATTAAGGTTTCAACAATTTCGATCACAACGTCGACGATTGTCGGTATCATTTGCGGTAATGCGTCCGCGATCCCCTTCGCCAACTCTAAAATTACTTCCAATCCAACCTTGATTATTTGTGGCAGATTTTCAATCAATTTATTTGCAATCTGCATTATAACTTCGATCAATGTCGGCGTTAATTGTGGTATCGCCTGCAATATTCCGTCGCCCAACGTCTGAATCAATTCGGGTGCGACTTTCAAAAATGCGTCCGCAATTGTGGTTATACCTTCCATTGCGCGGGGTAATGCCGCCGTTATATTTGTTATAAGACTTTCGACGCCCGATTGAATTTCTTGTTCTGCGCCGTCCGTTCCTGCGACAAGGTCGGTTAATCCGACCATAATGTCGGTAAATGCGGGTAAAAGATTTCCCATTACGGAATTTTTGACACCCGTAAACGTGGCTTGCATTCTGGTTAACGCGTCTTGAAATGCCGCCGAATTTTTGACCGCGTCGTCTGACATAACGCCGCCCAAATTTTGCACTTCATCACGCAACCGCGCCGTTTCTTCCGCGCTTGTATTAAACAACGGTGCTAATTCCTGCCCGCTTTTTCCGAAAAGATCGTTCGCAAGTGCGGCGCGTTCGGTGCTATCCGCCATGCCTTGAAATCCGGTAACAACCGCACCGAAAAGGTCTTCACGCGACATGTTCGAAATGTCGTCCATTGAAAGACCCAACTTTTTGAACATTTCCTGCGCTTTTTCCGAACCGCCCTTTGCGTCGTCGAATTTATTTGTTAAAGTCTTCAATCCGGTTGTCATATTTGACATTTCCGTACCGGATATTTTCAAGACGTAATCCCATTGTTGATATGCGCCCGCCGTCATACCGACTTTTTGCGACATTTTGTCGATATTATCGCCATATTGCGAAACACCGTTTGCCGCAGACGTTAACGCCGTTCCTGCGCCGATAACCGCCGTTCCGAATGCCGCCGTTGCCGCGATCCCCGTCTTTAATGTCGCCCCAAGTGCGCCCGAAAACTTACTTCCCGCGCTTTTTCCTGCAACTTCTGCGTCACTTCCCAGAACGGAAGATAATTCGCCCGATATTCCTTTTGTTGTAGGTACGATTTGCACGTATGCGGTCGCTAAATCCATACTATTTCCCCAATAATTCGCGCCGAACCCGTTCGAATTCGTCCGCGTCTGTGAATACTTCGT